TTTTCCTTTGTATGTTTTCATATAAATAACACTATAATACTTTAACTCTATTTATTCGGGTAAAAAACATGGCAACATATAGATTTCCTGCTAATCTCAGCGATGAAAAGCATAACTACGTTAGATTTAAAGGATACGAAAAGAAAGGTGATGGAGAAGTTGTTAACATATGCCTTTATATGCCACCCACTGTCGCTGTGTCTGATGGGGCATCTTATGGTAATCTAGATCTTGGGATTATTGGTGGGGGTGAAGATGGCATCCAAGGATTAATCGACAAAGATGGAAAACTCGACACAAAAGGATTAAAACAATCTTTAGAAGATTCAGCAAACACTGGCAATAAGGCTCTTGATTCAGCAGTTTTGCAAAAGGCATTTTCTAACTTTGGTCTTGGGGGTGGCGTTGGTGATAGAGTTTCTGACCTTGTCCTATCAAACAAAAGTAAGGCGATTAATCCCAATACAGTATTACAATATACAAACTCAGAGATACGTCAACATAACTTTACATTTAAGATGGTAGCAGAGAGCTCAGATGATGCTGCTGTTATTAATAAAATAGTAAATAATTTTAGAAAATATATGTATGGCGTGAAGGATGGGATTACTGTAACATATCCTGCCGAATGGACTATAAATTTTATGGCTATAGGTGGTGGAATAAATCAGTTTATCGCTCAACCATATAAGTGTTTTCTTGAAAGTTGTCAGGCTACTTATAATACATCCTCTGGTCTAACGCATAAAGATGGTTCTCCTATTGAGGTTGATGTAACCCTTGCTTTCCGTGAGATTAAGGCTCTACAACGTGATGAAATCGTAGCACTAGCACCGAAGGAGGAGTAACAGTAATGTTTTTTGATAGTTTTCCTACAATAGAGTACAATTTTGGTAATGGCGGTGTCAAAATCGCTGACCTATTCCGACAAGTAAAAATAGTTGATAGAAGATTTGATTCGGCAACGCCTTACCAGTTTTATGAGGTTCAAGATGAAAGACCCGATCAGTTATCAGAAAGATTATATGGAGACCCGAACTATCATTGGTCTTTCTTTATAATTAATGATACTCTTAAAGGTGGTCATAAAGAATGGCCATTGACTTCTATAGAACTTCGTGATTATATACAAACAAAATATCCAGAAAATCTATATGCAATTACCATGTATAGAGATGAAAGTCAAGTTTATAATGCTAACTCTATTCATAATAAATTTCTTGAAGGTAGAACTTTAAGGAGTCTTGATTCTGGTGCGGAAGCTACTATTATTAAAAGAAACCCAGAAATAAATCAGCTAGTAGTTGAGTATAAAACCTCTACCAAATTTTCAAGCACAGAACAGATTATTGAAGTAGCAGGTACTGGTATTATAGGGTCGAATAGGGATTTATTGCCTTATGCTGAATCGACCGCATATTATAAAGATTCAAATGATGAATTGTTTTCTAACTCTGAAAATATAAGGAGACCAGACTTATCCGTGACTTACAGACAATCCGAAGAAGCTATTAATGATAGTAAAAGGTTCATACGAGTGCTGAGAAGTTCATATATCCGTGATTTCGCTATATCGTTTAGAAAGTTGATCAATGGCTAATTCTCAATATTACTCAAAACCAGGAAGATACGAGCTGCAGGAGTGCGTCTTAACAGACTTCAGCGGTGAAACTGTCGACATGGCATACCTAATCTCGAGCTTTACTGTCCTCGAGTCCATCAATAGCATGTTTAATATTTATGAGTTTACTATTGTAGATGCTGTTAATATTCTTGAAAGGTTTACTGTGTCGGGTAATGAAAAAATAGAACTCACTCTGGTTAAAAAAGATACGCCTGATGGCTCTGAAGAACAGATAACTAAGTACCTTATACTTACTAAAATTGAAGCATATGCTCGACCAAGTAATGAAGGACAGGCATATAAGTTCAAAGCTATTACTGATACTGCGTTTAAGACTAGCATAAAGAGAATCTCTAGATCAGACAGCGACACCCCCACCGAAATGATTTCAAGACTATGGGATGAGGTATCATTTAAGACTGACCTAGTTGTCGGTGATGATGCTGTGGGTAATATGAAAATAGTGTATCCAAATCATACATATATGGATACCTTTGGGTTGTTATTATCCCGTGCGGCAAACGCTAATGGAAGTCCTTTTTATCTTTATGATACATTGTGGGGAGATGCTAATCTAATCACTGACGAAAAGTTAGTTGGAGAATCTCCTGTCGATAAGTATGTTTTCCTCTCAGAAGATCAGTCATCTCCTCACGAAGAAGAATTTGATAAAAATAGACTACGCATAAAAAGTTTTAATTCTAAACTTGGCGTGTCTAATTACGAAGGAATAAAACGAGGTGCGTTTTTTAGTACGGTGTATTCCTTGGATATATCGAACAAATCCTTTGTTGTTCAAGACTATCATATCGATGGTAGTAGTGCAACTCCTATGGATTCTGCTGGTAGGTTTACCCTTGATTCTGGCTTCACTATCGGTGATGAACCAGCAACAGAATTTTTAGATTCTAAGCAAATATTTCTAGCAACAAACTTAACAGGGTTTGAAGAGGGTACTACAAACTTACACCAAGAATCAGTAAACTATATTGCTGATAGAAATTTTGTAGGCGAAACTCAATTTGCTGCGTCACACTCCATTGATATTTACGGAGACTCTAGAGTACAAGCTGGTAAGATGATTGAGATAGAAATACCTCCAGCAATGGATCCTGAAGATGTTACAGTTCCTATTGATGAATATATTTCAGGGGTATACCTAGTGGCGACAGTTATGCATACATTTGACAAAGACGGCTACTACAATCAAACATTAGGATTAAGGAAGAATTACGTGAAAGATGCTGGATCTAAATTTAGTTCTTTAAGATCTAGTAAAGGTTATGGCTAGAATGAAAAAATTATGGAGAATCTGGGCAAAGTCGCTCGGAGAAAAAGTCGGCGAAACCGATAAACAGGCAGACATGGTTGCTGGTATTAGAACCTTTTGGTGGATTGCTCATATGATAGCATGCTTTATGATTATAATACATAATGGCGCTAAATTAGGATGGTGGTTATAATGCAGAGTGCGTTTAATAAACAATTTGTGTGGTTTACTGGGGTTGTAGAGGATATTCTAGACCCTCTTATGGTTGGTCGTGTTAAGGTGCGAGCATATGGATATCACACAGACGTAAAAACTGACTTGCCTACGGAAGATCTTCCATGGGCTACTGTAATGGGTCCAACAGACTCAGCGCATACTTCGGGGATTGGTAAGACTAGTCATGCATTGGTAAATGGATCTTGGGTCGTAGGATTTTTCCGTGACGGTGCTGCTGCGCAAGATCCTATTGTTATGGGGACGGTGGGCTCTACCTTTCAAGAGAAGCCACCAGCTGATAAAGGTTTTTCAGACGCTTCTGAAACCTATCCAAAGTTTCAGCAAGATACCGATGGTACAGATTTAGAAGAAGTCTATAACGACACTAACTTGTTAGCACGTGGCACCAACACTATCATACGAGAACTTGATACTGTAACTGAAGAACCTGTCACAGCTTATGCCGCAGAGTATCCAAATAATAAAGTAACACAAACGACTTCTGGTCATATTATCGAGATAGACGATACTCCAGGGGCAGAGAGAATTAATGTAAGGCATCGTTCAGGTACGTTTGTAGAGATGCATCCGAATGGCGATGTTGTACAGCATAATGGTAATCGCTTCCATATTACTACAGGCAACGATAACGTCCACATTACAGGTGTTTGTAATTTAACGATCGACCAAGATTGTAATACAACTATTTTAGGTAATTGGAATATTGATGTTACTGGTGATAAAACCGAAACGATTGGCGGTAATTTTACTGAGACTATTACTGGCAATTTGACCGAAGAAGTTTCTGGTGAAGTATCTGAAACTTATAGTAAAAGTAAATCAACAGAAGTCGGGCAGAATATATCAGAAAAAACAGGTGGTACTGTAACTGAAACTTATGGCGGTGCTCAATCCACCAAGGCTGCGACTGTGAAAGTTAAAGCGTCTAGGATTGATCTAAACTAATGACCATAAATGTAACTCCAACAGTAGTTTCTGATGTACTGAGGGATACAAATTTCTCTATTTCATTTAGTGCCACGTATATGCCTTTGCAAGCGACTGGGATAGAAAGTGTCCGTGCCTATCCATCTGGAATGGGCGGTACTAATAGTTCGGTGTACGATAGTTGGGATACTGGAGTAACTTTTACAAGCGGTAGTAATTCCGTGACGATATCTGGTCAACATAATAGCGCATTCGGGGGTGATGAAATAATCCATATCCCCAAGGGTGCAAGTACGAGAATGACTACAATATATGCACCGTTTACTATTTTAGAAGATTCTCAGAATATTGAGATACCTGATGGCGCAAGAGGCGGTGACTTTCTTTATCAGGCGCATACAGATGGAGACGGGGATGATTCAACTCTTATAACTTACAGTCTATCGGGGGATAGCGGACTTGCTGTTGATTCTAAAACTGGTAGAGTAACAATGACTGCTACTCCTAGCCTCATAAAGACTCATTTTAATTTTACAGTAATTGCTACAGAAATGAAACCTAATGGCGAGAGACCTATGACTTCTGCCGAGTTTGCTGAGGCAAAAACAGAATTCCCAGACCTAGCCAAACCCCAAGTAACTGCTGGTGTAGCTAATGTACCGCCAAACCAAGAGATAGTATCTTTTAAAGCCGACAGTTCGAATTTTGTAGACAGAAATATTACTATTGAGGTTAAATATTTAGATTCTGATGGCGATGTTTCGTATTACACAACAAATAGAACGTTGAGGGTAAGAAACAACCTAAACAAATTTTTAACATGGATAGAAAATTACCTTGAAACGTATTCGCCATTGGAAGAATAACTATGCATGAGTTTGTCATATTATTGAATGGAGAGAAAAGGGTGTATAATAAGTTTGAAGATATACCCATGAAGTTTGACAATTTATTAAAGTTTAAACCTGTTCATATTCCTGGACCGCATACCGAGGAAGAGCATGAGATAAACTCTCAATGGACAGATAAATTACTAGAACTAATGAAAAGGGAGACACGATAATGCCAGCAGTAGCAAGAATCGGAGACGCAAACGCAGATCATTGTTCGCCTATGGTACAGGCTGCAGGAAGTGGTAATGTATTCTGTAATGGCAGAGGAATTTCAAGATCTGGGGATGCTAATACTCCACATGACCTTCCAGGATCTCCATGTCCTGGGCACAATACCCCAATAGGTTCTGGGTCTGGTTCTGTGTACGTTAATGGTAAGCAATGCGGTAGAGTTGGAGACCCAACCTGCACAGCAGTTGCCGCAGGAAGTCCAAATGTTTTCGCTGGGGGCTGATAAACCAGTATAAATAAACGTATGAGCACAGAACTAATTTCAGATAAAAACCTTCGGGATACCAGATCTAAGATCACTGGTACTACTAGGCAGTACAGAGACCTTTCTTTGGGGTTCAGGGCGCACCCTGAGTATGGCGATATATCGCCTGTTAAAGATTTAGAGGCAATCAAAAACTCTATTAGAAATATCTTAAAAACGAATCGTGGAGAGAAACCATTTAATCCCAAATTTGGTTGTGGTCTGAAAAACTATTTGTTCGAACCAGCGGACGGAATTACAAAAGCATCTATACGTGACGAGATAATGTATTCTCTTGGAATTCAAGAGCCCAGAGTTCAAGTAACTGATGTTGCTATTGAAGATTATCCAGACAAGAACGCATATGCAATTACTATATTCACCACCGTAGTGAATACGCAACAGCAATTTGACCTACAACTACTATTAAAGAGATTAAGGTAATGTCGCAAACAGACCTAACAAAGCTAGACTTTGATCAGATAAAAGATTCTATCAAAGAATTTCTAAAGAGCCAAGACGAATTCACAGATTACGATTTTGAAGGTTCTGGTCTGAATGTGTTGATGGATGTACTAGCTTACAACACGCATTATAATGCGTTACTAGCACATATGACTCTTAATGAGTCTGACCTTGCTACCGCTCAAGTTAGGTCTAATGTGGTTTCACGTGCTCAGTCTTTGGGTTATATTCCAAAATCTAAAAAGTCTTCTAGTGCGATCATAGATATCACAGTTACAGGTGCCGCAGATAGCCCAAATAGGATTACGCTGAAGCGTGGATACAAGGTAAGTGGTAAAATTAATAACAAGACATATTACTTTGTAGTTCTGTCTGACGCAACAGCTGTGAAGTTATCTAACAACACCTATAAGTTTACTAATATTCCAGTGTATCAAGGTGCGTTAAAAACAGAAACTTATCGTGTTGATGGATTATCGCCATTCCAAAGGTTTGAGATATCTTCTGAAGCTGTAGATACTGAAACGCTATCAGTTTCTATAACCGAAACTGATAATCAGCTTGCTGGAGAATCGTATGCTTATTATGAAAAAATAAACGATACCAAATCAACTTCTAAAGTTTTCTTCTTTAACGAGAACAATTTCGGGAGATACGAGTTATATTTCGGGGACAATTTCTTAGGTCGTAGACCGACAAGTGGCTCTAAAGTAACTGTAGAATATCTTGTTACGGATGGACCAGAATCGAATGGTATAACTACGTTTGCTTCAGCTGGTTCTATAGAAGGATTGCCTTCAATATCAGTTTCTTTAGCTGAAGGTCATCTGAGATCTAATGGTGGTACTGATAAAGAAACTGTTGACTCTATCAGGTTCAATGCTCCGATTAACTATGCAACTCAAGACCGTGCCGTAACTGCTGATGATTATCGTTCTTTGCTTATTCGCCAGTTCACAGACATTCAAGATATATCGGTGTGGGGCGGTGAGGACAATGATCCTCCAATTTATGGTAAGGTGTTTGTAGCAGTTGCGCTCAAGGATCAAGAAAGGGTTACAGAAACATTTATTAATTCTGTAAAATTGTTCTTAAAAGATAAAAATGTTGGTGCTATTACTCCAGATATAGTTGAAGCCGAATATACTAATATAGCGTTGGAAGTAGATTTTAAATATGATAGTAACAAGTCTAAACTTACGGCAGGGCAAATAGAATCTAAGGTTTCTGACACAGTAGTAAAATATAATAATGATACCTTACAAACATTCAATGGTGTCTTCCGTATGTCCAATCTCCTCAAGTTGATTGATGAGTCAGACCCTGGAATTATCAACTCGGTTGTAAGAACAAAAATGTATAAAAGATTCAGACCATTCCCATTGAAAGCTGAAGACTATACAATCACATTCCCAAATGCTCTTTATATATCTACAACCAACGAATCCACTATCAATTCTTCAGTATTCTTACTAGATGGTATTGAGTGTAGGTTCCAAGACGAGCCGATAGGAGCGTCAACAACAAGAAGAATCTTTGTTATCAATCACGCAACTAGTGAAAAAATTACCAAGTATTCTGATGTTGGGCTTATTAATCCAACAAAGGGTACTGTATACATAAAGAACATAAAATTCGATTTATCCAACTTTGTTACAATTTTCGCTAAACCAGACAGCTTCGACATCAGTCCTAAATATAAGCAATTGTTGAATATACCAAGCGCAACAATTGATATTGGGTCAGAGTTAGATACTGTTTCGCTACTAGGATCTACTGGGCTATCAAGTTATCAAACGTTTACGAGACACTAAATGTCAAACAAAGAAATTACAAGAGTTCCTGAGATACTACCAGATAATTTGGCAGCAGAGTCTGCAGAATTTGTCACATTCCTTAAGAAGTATTACGAATGGATGGGTCAGAAAGGCAACCCTTCCGAAGGTATTGACCTAGCATTAAAGCAGAGAACCCTTGACAATGCTGTCGACTTCTATTTAAGTTCTCTGTACAGCGAGCTTGGGTATGGGTTTGTTCTTAATAACCAAGCCAACCAAAAGAATATAATCGATAATCTTGCTGAAATTTATTCGGCAAAGGGTTCTTTACAGTCCATCAAGGTTATGTTCAGAGCGTTATTTGGTGAAGAGATTGACATCAAATTACCCAAAGAACAAATTCTCAAATCATCTTCTGGTAATTGGCTCAGCGAATATTCGGTAATTGTAGAATTAAATGAAGGAGATTTATTTACAACTGTTGGTAAATATGTAGAAGTAGAAACTTCATTCCCCAATACCCCTAAACAAACATTTGATGTCGAAGTTAAGCGGATAGAAAAGCGAGAGGGTTCTAACGTTTACGAAGTCTACGTTTCTCGATATTTTGCTGGCTTCTTCTATTTTGATAGTGTTATCTATTACGGAGATGTTAAGGCAACGTTAAAGTCTTCAATGTCTCAAATTTTAAATATCGAGGATAGCGGTACAGGGTTTAGAGTAGGCGAAACCTTTGTTATTGCAGATTTTGTAAGAGAATCTGGATTTAATGATCTAGCGAGATTACCAAAATCCTTTAGAAGAAAAGTCCCCTCTCTATCTAAAACAAAAAGAATTGACCTTGAGGATGTCGATGTAGACGTTCGTTCTGATGGTACTATAACACGAATTATAAAACTTGAGGATACGATTACCACCCAAGTGATTCGTGGGTCTACCATGATTACTCGTGTAGAAAGAAACGGTAAAGTGAAAGAATTCACTTCCACTATCGATGGTATCCCTACACCAAATCTAGCAATCAACTGGGACGAAATCTCTAAGGCTCTTATCGAGATCGCTTCTTTTGGCGGTACTAATGGTAGCATCCCTCTCGAATTATACAGTTTCCTGCAAGAAGTTCCCCAGCCAACATATAGTGACGGCACTACAGACCCATTATTCGATACGAATGTTGGGGCAACTCAATATAAGAGAGGGGACTGGGATAGAGATGGCGAAATCTCTATTGACGATTCAATGGCGATACTTAGGTATGTATTTGACGTTGATCCTGGACTTAATCCTGCCACAGAAGCTGTAGAAGAAATCAGATATCAAAGGATAACTGAGGTTATATCTGAGTGGAACGCATACGCAACCCGAGAGAATATGGGGGCTGAAAAAACCTTTGCGTTGCGTAGTCCAGCTACATCTGGTGACGCATGGGATCCTACTTATTACCTTCCGGTAGACGTGGGATCTGACCTTGTAAGATTATCTGTTGGCGCTGACCCAGCTGAATTTACAAGCGCATTATTGCAGTTAAATGCGGAAGCTGGTAGCACTGGCTTCAAAAAAGGGGACATCGATCAAGATGGAGAAATTGATACCGATGACCTATTGGCATTAGTTACATATCAAGACCCTTCACTTAGAAATGCTAATCCATTACCAGCTCAGTTAGACTCGACTAAGATTGCTTGGATACAGCAATACCTTGATACTGGTTCGGTAGAAGATCTTGCGCTTATGGTTTCTGCCATGGCATACAAGTATAATGCTGATAAAAGGAACGACCTACACGAATTTTTACTACAAGTAGATGGCGATTATGCTACTGGTCGTGTTCGTGGAGATATTGATCAGTCTGGTCTTATTACGTTAGATGATGTCTCTATTTTATTGAGACGTGCTGCTGGTTACTATGATGTTCCTAGCGGTGGCATTCAGTCTGTAAACGTAAATACTCTAGTCGGTGGCTATGACTCTTCTGAAGGAAGTATTACTTTAACTAATACTATAAATGGTTCTGGTGCCGATATAGCTCCTAATGTTAGGGATGGTGTTATAACTAAATTCAACCTTACCAATCCAGGATTTGGTATTAGGGAAGCTGTTGCGATTCTTTTAAAACCCAGAGACGCAATTATCGAAAATATACCTGATGATTGGAGATTTGTAGATAACGCATTTGCTGATGGTTCTGGAGTCTATGAAGTAAAGTTAGATATTGTCGACGGTAAGATAAATAACTTATATTCCCCAGGAATAATGTACAACTTCCCTGAAGACCCTATTGATTCAGTTCAGGCTTCATACGACAATGCTACCATTGCACCTATCCTACAAAATAGCGGTATTATTGGACGTACCAATAATGCGCCTGCAGATGGTAGTAGAGCTGAAGGTGTTTATGAAATCACTTCTAGCGATTATACCACAAATAGTGCTAGTGGTACAGGTGCTGAATTTAAAATTAGAGTACGTGAAGGTGGCGGTGCGGGTGTTAATGCTTCTGTTTCTTATGACGAAGCTAACACCTTAGACGCAAGTAGGACTGAAGGTGTTTATGATATTTTCTCTGGATATACTACTGACGGAAGTGGTACTGGCGCAGGATTTAGAGTTAGTGTATTTGATACTGGTCGTACGATAATTTTTACTCTCCGTCAAGGTACTGGCTATGTGGTCGGAGAAACGATAACCATACCTGATTCTTTATTAGGCAGTGGCGGTGCAGCTGCACTAACTTTTGATATTGGTTCTATAAAAACTTACGATACCCTGATTTCTGTTGTAGATGGCGGTACTGGCTATTTGGCTGGCGAAACATTCACAGTCGCCGACTCAAATTTAGGTGGCGGTGGGGCACCTGCTCTAACATTTGCAATTGCCGATATTGCCGACTCCAATACTATAACAGGGTTTAACATAATAAGCGGTGGTACAGGGTACGACATTGCTGCAGCGACAGTTGAGGTTACTGATGGAACTGGAGAAGGAATAATCTTCCCCACTAACCCTGTTGGGGTTAGGAATGGAGTTATTGATAAGATTTCTCTCGTGTCTGGGGGTAGTGGATATGAATTAGCCACTACTACAATATCTGTAACAAGGAATAGTGTTCCTATCACAGGCGCAACTTTGACCCCAGTTATAAACTCCTCTGGTGCTATAACAGATATCACCATTGAAGATGGGGGCGAAGGGTATAACCCAGATATTGATATCATTACAATTGCTTCTTCTGGTAGCGGTCAAGGTGCGAATGCTAGTGAGTTCCAGATAATAGATGGCGTTGTTGACGCAATTTCAATATCTAATAATGGGGGTGGCTATAGTAGCAGAGCAACTGCAGTAATCAAGAGAGGTAACTCTAGTTCTGATCCTTCAATAGAAGCTATAGTTCAAGATGGAGTTCTCACTACAGTTACTGTAAATAAGCAAGGAATAAATTATAATCCAGCATCAACAGTATCAAATACTTTATCAAGAGTTGAGCCATCATTACAAGCGGTGTTAGATTCTAATGGTTCTATCACTGATATCATATCTGTAGGAGATAATTCGGATAGATCTTTATCTGGTTGGCAATCAGCCACTGTCTCAATTACAGAAGAACATGTATTCAAAATGACCATAGGGCAGCATTTAGGTAATCTGAATTATGTGTTTTTTGAATCTACAGACAGAAACGGTGATGTTGACGATACCACGGATCCAACGATTAATATATCTTTGGGCGATACAGTAAAGTTTGACTTGGATTATGCCGATACAAATACCGTTAATGAATTTTATATTAAGACCTCGCAGGCTTCAGGCACTACAGATGCCATAACAGATTCTACGGTTACTGGTCGAGGGACAGAAACTGTAACATTTACTCCGACAAGTGTTGGCACGTACTACTATCAATCTTCTGTGCACAGTAATATGAGTGGAGAAATAGTAGTATCTAACAATGGAGCATCATTCTCGGCTGATATAGATGACGGTAAAATATCTCAGTTTTTGAAAATTGGCGGTGGTTCTAATTACGGCAACCCCATTGTTACACTAACAGGCACTAGATTAAATTCAAATATTACCATAACTACAACGCCCGATTATGTTGAGTGGATCGATGAGGTTATCGGGGAGCCGTTGTTAGGTAGTGAATACAATCCGTTATTGATTGACGGTCCAGGAACTGGTGCTAATGCTCGTGTTACGAAAGTCGGTAATAATGGACAACTTCAAGAACTTAAATTAACTTCTTTTGGTTTTGATTATCCTGATACATTCACCACTACTATCTCCCCCGAGAATCCAGCAGGAACTACTGCTAAAGTTACTTTAGCGTCTAGTGTTGTTGGTGTAACTTCTCCGAAATATGTTGACCGTAAAGGTTTCTTATCGGATATTATCAAGATACAAGATAATGACTTGTATCAAGAGTTCTCGTATGTTATTCAGACTGGTGTTGATTTTGACATATTTGAAGATCTGATTAAGAAATCTGTCCACCCAGCAGGTATGAAGATATTTGGTGAGCAAAATATCAACGAGAGTTTTGCTTTACAAGTTACTCAGTTTGACTATACCTCCTCTCTGTATAATAAATTAGTTTTTGACAGAACAGATAACGACGAACTAAATCCAGGTGGTGATGGTACTTCTACCCGCAATGATGATGTCGATACCTACCATTTAGACAAGGATATGGGACTTTTATCTGGTTATGAGGAAGAAACTGATCTAGCAGATGAAGATAATGATACTTATTTAATAATAAAAAATCTAACAGTCCCTGAGTATGCAGAAATTGCTTATGTTGAACATGATAAAGAAGATTACCATTTCGATAAAGATATGGGTCTTACGTCTGGATACGCAGAGATAACTGACTTCGCTGACAAAGACGACGATACCTACCATTTAGACAAGGATATGGGTCTTACGTCTGGATACGCAGAGATAACTGATCTAGCAGATGCAGATAATGACACTTATCACTTTGATAAAGATATGGGTCTAGATTCTGAATATTATGAAGAAACTACGTTGGCAGATGAAGATAATGATACCTACCATTTAGACAAAGACATGGGTATCTTATCTGGCTATGAGGAAATAACTGACCTTTCTGACGATGAGAATAGGTATCACTTCGACAAAGACATGGGTATCTTATCTGGTTATGAGGAAATAACTGACTTTAAAGATAAAGATACTGACACTTACCATTTCGATAAAGATATGGGGATTGATTCTGGTCTTGAGGAAGTAATAGATTTATCGGGTGATGATGCCCATACCTATCACTTTGACAAGGATATGGGGATTGATTCTGGGCATGAGGAAATAATAGATTTATCGGACGATGATGTTGACACTTATCGCTTCGATAAAGATATGGGTCTTTTATCTGGTTATGAGGAAATAACTGATCTAGCAGATGGAGATAATGACACTTATCACTTCGATAAAGATATGGGTCTTTTATCTGGTTATTACGAAGAAACCGATCTAGCTGACAATGAGAATAGGTATCACTTCGATAAAGACATGGGGATTGATTCTGGTCTTGAGGAAGTAACTGACCTAGCGGATGAAGATAATGATACCTACCATTTAGACAAGGATATGGGGCTAGAGTCTGATTATTATGAAGAAACTGACCTTAAAGATAAAGACACTGACACCTACCATTTCGACAAAGACATGGGGCTTTTATCTGGTTATGAGGAAATAACTGATCTAGCAGATGAAGACTTACATATCTTTTCATTCGGCAAACAGTTTCCAAGATCAGATGACCTTGAAGAATTGACTGCAGACGCAAGTGACGAACGTCAACCTTTCGATATAGGTAAAGCACTAATTGATACACCCGACCCTGACGATACTCAATTTATCTTCGATCACAGTAAAAGTGGCACCGCATTTGACGATGGCACTCAAGAAATCTTTTCTTTGGTTAGCGTGATTAATGAAAAATTCTTTAATGACGATGATTCTCAAGAATTTGCTTACGTTACCCATACTAAAGAACTCGTTGCATACGAGAAAGACATGGGGCTTTTATCTGGTTATGAGGAAATAACTGATTTATCGGATGAAGATGTCGTCAGAAAATTGTTTGAAAAAGCCACGATTAATGAGACTTTAGAACACAATGTATCTGAATCTCACGGATTATTATTTTCAAAGCCAAGATCGTCTTCTATTAGCGATGTTAATGATGCTATAACTATTTCTAGGAATAAGTATCTTCAGGATACTGCAACTGTAGACGATGTATTCTCTACAATAGATGAAGACATCTATTCGTTTACAAAAGATTTATCGGATCTATTAGATCCACCTGTTACAGACTCAGATAGTTACAGCTTATCTAAAGCACTTTTAGACACTTTAATTTTTGGTGTTTCGGAAGATTGCGCAAAGGGTATATTCAAGTCTAGAATAACTTCTTCAACTGATTTTGAGTCAAACCCAGATGTCCAAAGAAATGCCATATCAAAGCCCATATTGGACTTAACAGACTTCAAAGATAAAGACGTTATCAGGTCTAAGGATAGCACTAAAAGTTTAAGCGATCTTTTACAATTCGGTGCTTCTGATGATGGATCTATTTTCTCCTTTATAAAGAGTCCGCAATCTTCAGTAGGTACTTCGTCCGATTTAGACTCGAGGTATTCTTTTGAACATCCTGAAGAAGAGACCACCGCTATATCCTCTGTAGAGGGGGGTCCTATTGAAATATATGGCGTTTTTGATATGCAGCATTCATATTATAACTCAGTACCCACACATAGCTTGAGATGGATAGAACCAGCCGCTATTGACAATGTACATGGCAGGAATGGTGGGAATAGAATTGTAGATTTTAACGATCTTGCTTTCCAATTTAATTCTAACAAAGATCGAGATGACACAATAATACAAAGTGGATCATCTACGTTTAAATATAGGTTCTATGGAAAATCACATAATGATGATGATGATAGAACAGTTCATGTCAATTCTATGATTAAAGCCTATATAGGCGACACAATAAAATTAGAATATAATACTTACGGTTTCAGTTCAGCATCTCCAGCTGGGGGCTTTTGGATAAAAACTTCTCCAACAGCAGATAAGGTTACAGATATTGCTACAGATGATGGTATAACTAATCAGGGCATGACTAGCCACAATGGTTTTGTTACAAATAATCAGACCCTAACTTGGGATACTACTAACGCAACACCTGGAAGATACTACTTAATTTCTGGCGGTGAGACTGTGTCCTCGAATGATCTTGATGGCGCTCATGATGATTCGTATTTTATAATAGATGTAGTCGATTACTCGAGCGAGCAAGAAGAACTAGGTTTTGATGTTGAGAAGCCACTTGAAGATACTATTATAGATATAAGTGATTTAGGCGTACAAGACTTGTTACTCGACAAACGTCTTGATGACTCTGCTCTTGCAACAGATATATATTCTGTTCAAGACAATGATATTTATAGTATAAATAAAGGTATCCAAGAATTCTCAATCACTAGTAGTGAAAGTGGGAGTTTAACGATAACTAAACCCTATGTTGAATTAGGATATATAGCAGGGGGTTTAGACTACGAGTATTGTTCCGATATTGCGGAACGACAATTTTAAATTTTAATTTGGAGAGTATCTAAAATGGCACTAATAAGAGACAATGGCGTAGCAACTGGACGCCTTACTGTAAAGAAATCTAACGCTCAAGGCGAAACTACTCAGGAATTTACAGTTCCTAATATGGTAGTATCCACAGGTCTTAAGCACATTGCAAGACGATTGATCGATGATGGCGCAGTGCAAACCTCAGCGAACTTTGCGCACCCAGCACAAATGAGTCATATGGCTATCGGTTCTAACAATACAGCAGCCGCACTTTCTCAGAAAACATTACTTGCTGAGAAAGGTCGTGTTCCATTAGCTGGTTCCACATCAATCGATGTAGACAATAATGAAGTAACTTTTGTTGCTACTTTCCCAGCAACAGTTGGTACTGGCTACGAAATAGGCGATAACTCCGCTATTGATGGAGCAATTGTAGAAGCAGGTATCTTTAATGGCGATAAGAGCGATAGTGACACCCTAGTCAATGACGCAGGGGCATACAATCACAATGAACCAGTAGCTGCGATGTTATGTCGTACTGTGTTCCTACCAGTGAACAAGCAAGAGGGTGATAGCATTACAATCACTTGGGTAGTAAAAATTAGCTAATAAGGCTTTTAAAGCATGGCAACTGTACTTAAAAATGACGTTCATAATAACGTTGCTCGGATATTTTATAATGGTATATTAAATAAAACATCTAGAGCGTACTTTTTCTTAGGAAAAACATTACCATGGGATGAAGGGGATGTTACTCCACCGAACCCAAATGCTTCTAGGGAGTATGAACGTGAGACACGCTCATCTATAATTGGATTAAGATACGTTTCTATTTCTGACGTATCTTTCGCAATTGATCGAGTTGATTGGTCAGCAGGTACAGTTTATGATATGTATGATGATAGATACTCGTCGGGATTTCCTGCGCCCTCTGGGGCGCAGGATATTGCTGATGCTACTATGTTCGTGTTAACCACGGATTTTAATATCTACAAGTGCATATCTAATAATTATAATAGACCTTCAACGGTACAGCCAACAGGTACTAATGAGACTGGTTATCTGGAATTTTCTGACGGATATATTTGGAAATATATGGGTACTGTGGATGAGGTGCAAAGAAGCAAATTCTTGACGCCTGATTACATCCCAGTTACTAACTCTACTAGTGGGTTTTATCAGTCTGGTATCGATTTATCTTTAATCAAAGAGTCGGGCGGTAACTCGTATATTGCCGATAATGTTAGTGTGGTGATTCAGGGAGACGCTCCAGCTGAAACCGTAGCTCGGTTAGGTGATGTTACAATTGATGTTGATACTGGCGAGATTACAGGAATTTCAGTACTAGATCCTGGAAGCGGTTATACGTTTGCGACAATCACTATAACCAACTCTATTCCTGGGTTAGAGCACCCTGTAACTGGTTTAGTAGGAAATGGGGCTGTATGGAGAGCGCAGATAGATCAGGGCGATCTTGTCTTAAGCGAGGTTGGTGCTTCTGCGGTTGATGGTCAGCTGAGTTTTATCTATGTTAATGACGTAGGTAGTGGATATTCTGTAGATAATACTACAGTTACTATAACTGGCGATGGAGAAAATGCTAGTGCAGATGCGGTTATAGTAAACGGAGAAGTTGTCGGTATATCCTTAAATAATCACGGAAGTGGGTATACATTTGCTAATGCTACTATTACAGATACTGGTAATGGTACAGGTGCAATAGCAGAAGTAATTATTTCTCCTGTTGGCGGTCACGGTAAAGATTTAGTTAAAGAATCTTTTGCGAGAACGGTAGGTTTTCAGATGACGACTGCTGATGAAATAAATCAAGGTTTCTTGTTGGAATCTGATTACAGACAGACTGGGTTGATATTTGACCCAGATGTTTATTTAACCCCTGGAGCTCAAAGGTCTAGGTTGTATTCTTCTTATGGGTCTACTTGCTATAGATTAGATATCCTAGATGCATCATTATATGCTGGGATTGATATATCTTCATTCGCACTAGATCAAAAAATATACAATCAAACGACTGATGAATATCTAGTTATTGTAGCTAAAGAACCATATCAAATTGCTGAGCAAGACGTTGGGGTTTCTTTATTATTACAATCTATAGATGGGTCTGAGCCAGAAGTTGGCGATATTTTCCAAGACGAAAATAATACAAATTTATTTAGCGTGTCTACAGATTCTATCACAAACCCTGAAGTAGACAAATTTTCTGGTTCTATGGTGTTCATTAACAACAGAACGCCTTTCAGGAAAAACGTTGAACAAATCGTCAACCTTCGTACTTTTATTGAATTCTAATGCGAGAAGATACGATAAATACTACTATAAAATATAATTCGGAGAAACGTTAATGTCGATCACCAACAACTACAACACAGAGCCGTATTATGACGACTTTAACCCTGAGGATGATAAGAATTTTCATAGAATACTTTTCCGTCCAGGAGTTTCTGTTCAGGCTCGTGAATTAACTCAGCTACAGACTTTATTACAGAATCAGATTGCTAGACATGGTGAACACTTCTTTAAAGAGGGTTCTCCTGTAACAGGTGCTGAATTTGGCTTTACTAATAATGCTGATGCTGTAAAGTTGAATGGTACTAATGGTACATTATCCGTCGACTCTTATTCCGAACAACTTTTAGATGTAGTCGTAGTTGGCTCTAAAAGTGGTGTAGAAGCTAGGATTGTCCATGTTGAAGATGCTACTGCTGTTGACCCTTTAACAATATATGTCAATTACCTTACTAGCGGTTATGATGGCTCTACGTCAATTTTTAAAGATGATGAGTCGTTACTTTGGAAAAGAACCGAAGAAGATATTGCAGCCAGTATAACTGAGATTAGTGGGATTTCAGAAGGAAGACCATTGGCTGTTACTGCACCTACTAATGCTACAGCAAAGGGTGCAACTGCTTCTATAGAAAGTGGTATCATTTTTGTAAAAGGTTGCTATGTTCATATCCCACGTCAAAGAGTAGTGCTATCCAAATATTCTCCTAATCCGACTGCACGTCTAGGTATTGATGTAATTGAATCTACTATTACGGCAGATGAAGATCAAAGTCTTTTAGATACTGCGCTTAATGCTCCAAACTATTCTGCTCGTGGAGCAGACCGTTATCTTATAGAGTTAAAGTTAGTCGGTAGAGAAATAACAGATAACACTACACAGAATTTTGTTGAGCTTCAACGTATAGTTGAAGGTAAGCAACAGGCGAAAGCTAAAATCTCAGATTATGACGTTTTCGCTGACGAACAAGCCAGACGCACTTACGAGCAATTTGGCGATTATACTATCAAACCTTATGAATTAGAATTAAAAGAACAATTAAATACTGGGACAAATCAGGGGGTCTACTCTGCAGGTACTACTACAGATGACGGTAATCTAGCTTCTGAAGATTCTATGACTCTACAGATTTCCTCTGGTAAATCATATGTTAAAGGGTATGAGTTAGAGACTACAACACCATCTTACTTAGATGTTCCAAAACCCCGAACTTTCCTCTCAGAAACAGACGCAACTTCAGTTATTCAAGTTGGTAACTACGTTAGATTAACCAATACACACGGTATGCCAGAGACTGTAGGCGATGCGAATATTGAGGAATATGAATTAATAGAATTGAAAGATACAGGTATCGGTAATTCCGTATATAATCCTGGTGGGGTGGGAGAAACTATCGGTCTTGCTAGAGCCAGAGATTTTACCACCCAATCTAGTGTCGATGTTGACTCTGATGGTACATTTGACCAGTCAGATGCATCAGGACTTGGTACTCATGCATGTTACCTATTCGACATTAAAATGTTAACCCACATTGATCTTGTAGGTAGTAATGCTGCAGAATCAATTAATGCTGCGAATAATAGGTTTGCTGTGGAATTAGGTAGTTTAATCACTGGCGAAATATCTGGCGCCACTGGTTACTATTATGGTACAACTTCAAATGGTATCTCGTTGACATCTGTAGCTGGTACATTCTTAAACAACGAAAGATTAACTTCGTCAAACAGTTTCAGAGCTGGCGGGTTTATTCACGAATCTGTAGATGATACCAATCAATTTACAGTAGCATCTGTAAAGACATTCGCATTTGAAGAAGTTAA